CTCGGAGTGATTAAAAGCACCGGGGCCAAAACGACACGCGTCGAGCCACTCTCGAGAGTTTACCCGCGATCCTAAGACTCTGTGAACCTCCGTAGCAGCCGCCGTGATGGCGACCTTCACTCGGGGGCTGGCGTTTTCGACGCCAGCACACAGGGCCCTAAACCGCGAGTTAGTCTCGGCACACATTACCTCCGCAGCGAAGAATTTCTCCTTCGCCGCACTCAGAGGATCCACTCCCTCTATCTCTAGAGGGGTCTTCTTCAGGAAAGAGACGGCTTGATAGTCGTCCCTGAACCTGTCGAAACGGGTATAATCCCGCGGATTGACAGTCTTGCGAACAAGCTGTTCTACCTCATTGTAGCGGAGCAAAATCTCACAAGATAGTGAGACCGGTGTGTTGAGTGACTCAAACAAATCAACGGCAACACGCTCCAGGAGCCCCGAGGGGGCCCTGAAGTCCCTGCACATTGCGTGCAGAGTTCCTAAGAGGGCTCTTTTATTAGAGTTTACCCTCTGTCTGGTCAAGCAGCACCCCGGTTACTGGGGAACAAGGCGAATGGGCTCAATGTCCATTCAGGTGCCTCGTTCTCGAAGTGCCTCACTAGCTTCCCGAGATTGCTCTCGGGGTGAGCCTGCGAGGCACAGCCAAGATCGTAGACGCAGACAAGCTGATTAGGCTTGCCGGCAGTGTCGGATCCAGGCTCCAGAACCAGAGTATCACCAAGGCTTTGAAGACTAAGATACAGATCGAAGTCCCCTCCTTGGAAACAAGTGCTGCGCCTATGCGCGTTAACCACTTCACAGTGGTCGACAATCGCCCAGGCCTCCGTCTCTTCTCCATCCTTGATCTCCAGCCCAATATCCTGTGCGAATGCCAGGACTGAGCGGATGCGCCTCGCGGCGTCTTCGAGCAGACTGACATAGGTGTCAGCACACATATCTCCTTCACGGAGCAGTGTGCGGGCATCGGATAGGCATTGCGCCATATCCTCGAGGTTAATCACTTCGTGTGAATTAATCATGACAGGGTACCAGGTTTGAAGGTTAGGTGGGAATAGCGCCAGTCTCCGCAGCGGCCTTGACGATGGCCTGTCCAACCGCTTCTTTGAAGCGGGCGTACAGTTCATCGGTCTCAGCCGTCGAGAGTTTGGCGGGGTGGAGAATCTCGAACGTTCCCGTAAGGGTACCGTCGAGAAGACCAGACACGCCGTTGATAACCGGACGCGTCAGTTTGCCTCGGGTGCGATAAACACCCGCCGTTTTATCCGCCGGGATCACCCGGGACAGGACGAAACGGGACGTCCCAAGGATCGACGTCGCACCGCTTTCGACCCACTCGACGCTATCGGTATTAACCGAGTAGACATCGAACGTGACGTTGGCGGCCGCGTTGTTCTTGAGGGTCAGATCGGCAGCTGCTGCCATATGGTATAACTCCTGAAAAGGAAGAAGAGAAGTTAACGGACTATTAGATCCGTACTCCCCGAGAGGAGCCCCTAAGTAGAGCCAAGGAAGTGACGAGTTTTGGAAAATC